TTACCATCAACCTGTCCGTCCGTAACAATACGTTCCAACCAACCCTGCATCTCTTTGTATGCAGTCATGTCTTCATCGCATATTACCTCTACTTGTAACTCACCATATTGGATCTTATCACCTGCCAAAGGGACAGACGTGATTCGCGCAACTGGCATCTCCAATGGAGTAACGCTAGAACCGGGATGGATAACAGACTGGATAAAGTACTCTAGATTCTTGTACTCTTCACCTGCTATGATTAACCTAAACCCTGTGGGTTGTAGGTAGTTTTTATTCTCTGTTAATGCCATGTTGACCTCTGTGTTGTATAGTTCTATTTATACAAGTAATAGTGCCGTCCTTGGCGAGTGTACTCCTATTCTTATTCGGTTGGTGCGGTTGCGTCTGTGCCAGTCTTGGTAGCAACATCTTTAATCAAGTTAGATGTTACGTCCAATAAACCTGCGGTTGCACCAAAGACATCAGAACCGACACCTTTAATAATACCACCAGTACCATCGATAGTTGCATCGACAGTTGAACAAGCAGACAGAACCAATGCGAACGCAATTGAAATAATACGCATAATGATCTCCTATCTTGTACTTCCGATTATGTGTCCCTTTAGCATGGTTGCGGTGCGTACCACTTGATACGCAGAACATCTTCCTTGTCTCTATTTATACACATAAAAAAACCCCCCTTCCGAAGAAGAGGGGTGAAGATTATAACAAGTTTCTTATTATTATTATCTTTATACTACCACTACGCGAGGATGTTGTCTACGCGGAAGATTCTGTAGTAGGAGTTAGTCTTAACAGTAGCAAGTCCATCAGCAGGAGTCGATCCGACATATGGGTTTGATGCCATACCGTAACGAGTCTTGAAACCGATCTTCGGTTGGAAGTTATCTTCACCAACTGCTTTAACCATTTGTAAAGGCACATATGGGCAGTAGAATACACCTGCGTCATAAGCGTTAGTTCCTTTATAACCAACTGTGATATAATCAGCAGTGGCGTATGGATCTATATACACTTTAATGCGACCATTCAAAGTACCTGCAAAGGTGTTACCAGTATCATCTACTTGCAAAGTAGTAGCAAGACCGGGACTGTAATCAAGCATACCAGAAGCAGAAAGAGCAGTAGCGACATCTGAAGAACAGATTACTACGTTACCTTTACCACGACGAGTTTCTTTAGCGATCACGTTACATTCACGATCAATCTGTACAACTAAACCTTTGAACTTCTCAGCAGACCAACGACCATCAGCATCAGTGCTGAGATTGAAGATACCACGAGTAGCAACGTTAGTTTGTAAAGCACCAGTTTTTGCTTGACTGTTGATAGTACGGATAACTTCACGGTTAATTTCCGCGAGGATCTCTGTGCTAAGAATGTTAGCAAGTTCAGTTTCAGCGTCCAAACCGTGGATTGCTTTAAGATCTTGAGCAAGTTCAAGCGAGTATTCTGCTTTCAATGCACGAGACTTAGCAGTCACAGTTGCTTTTTCGATGGTGAATCCCATCTCAGCGAATGGTGCGCCAACACCGTCACCTAATGCTTCAGCCGCGGCAGTAGTCATACCAGAACCGAAAGTGCTAGTTAGACGAGAATCGTCTACAGAACTATCGACAGTACGAGTACCAGTTACGGAGTCATCAGAAATACCATTGAAACCAGAAGCGTTGTCTGAATCGTGATTAGTTGAACGATCACCAGAGAATTGAGTCTCTGCTTCGTTGAACAATGCTTCACGAGATCCAGTTGCACCTGCGCCATAACGTGCCTTCATCGCGAAGATGAGACCAGTTGGGCCAGACATTGGTTGTACACCACAAACGTCATATGCCATAAGATTAGGCATAGCACGACGAACAAGAGAGATCAAAACTGGATCCCAGTTGCTTGCAGATGAGGTAGCGTTACCGGGAGCGGCTTCGTTCAATCCACCGAAACCTTGTGATTGTGAGCGTTCAGCGTTCATTGCGATCTCTTGGTTTTCCAAGATAGCGGCAGTTACGCTTCGACGATGTGCGTCTTTAATTTCACCAGAACTATTTTCGTTCAGTACCGGTGCCCATTTTTCAACGAGAGTATCATATGAGTTCATATCTTTGTTTCCTTAAATAAGATTTATTATAGTCTGACTACTAAAATGCAGTCTTGGACATTTGTTGAAGTTTACCGACATACCTGCTCATAGAATCAGAAACTTCAACTAGTGCTTCAGGTTCCTCATCGGTGATCATTTCTTCAGTGATTTCTTTGGAGAAGTACTGCTCTTTCAGTTTGGCAACTTTTGATGCATAATCAGCATCAAACTCTACTTTCTCTGCAAGACCTTTTAACTTCTCAACTTGGGTGTCTGCCAGTCCTCGTGCCGCTTCAGCAATGATTTGATCACGCTTCAGTACTTCAAGTTCTTCGGACAGTTTGATGCTCTCACCAGTCTGAGAATTTAACTTCTCTTCAAGTTCTTCAACTTGTTCTGCGAGTTCATCAACTAGGTCAACCTTAGATTCTGGAACAGTAATGTGAGACTCAACAAACAAGTCCTTCATTTTGTCCATAAAGTTCTCTGCGATTTCAGTACGGAGACCGTTCTGTACAGCAACTTTATTGTCTTCCATCCAAGACTCAACAACGTAGTTTAAGTATGAGTCAACTTTCTCAACAAGATCAGACTTAATAGTCTGTACTTCTTCAGCAAGTTCACCTTTATATTGCTCTTCTAACCGAGCAACTTCTTCGGAGAGTTGTGACTTAACAGCAGATTCAAAGATTGCTTGAGTCTTAGTCTTGAACTCGTCTGACAGAGTTGCCTCTGATTCGACTAGTGCATCTAACTCAGCAGTCGTGCTAGTCTCAGCAACAACTTCTTGATCTACTACTACTTCTTCGCCCATCATTTTACCGTATGCCGCCTGAAGACTCTTCTTGTCTAACTTATTCATCTTCTGGTACATAGCATTGACCATACCTGCTTTAGTCTTAGGGACTGCCGCTTGTGTGGTTGCGTTAGCCGCCTTGTCTACAGACGCAATACTTTCTGGTTCAGATACTTCCTGACCGTCTGTACTAATGCCTTTAGCAGTAGGTGCTTTTTCTTCGAGAGTTTCCTCCACGATTTCGTTAATATCATCGTGAAGTTCAACTTCGACTTTACTTTCTTCAGTCATAATTGACTCCTTACATATTAGATTTGATTAACGAGAGGAAATTTTTAAACTCTCGAATTTGTACAGCACTGCTATACGCTTTCGGTGCGTTCTTGATCTCAGTCTCCATATCTTCAATTACACTTTGTTCCAAAATGCCGTTATTCCAAACCCAGTCTACACCTTCCATGATCCCATTAACAAATGCGTCTGGTGCTGAAGGGTCTTGTACTATGTCTACAGTTGCAAGGATAAAGTCATCCTTAACATATGCGACACCATTTCGGTTCTCAATGCTTCCCATTCCACGAGTTGACACGCCTAGTTGTACACCACCTTCAAGGAGACCTTTAACAATCTTACCCATTGGAGTATCCAATATTTGTGCTTTTCCGACCACATCATTTCCTTCCAAACGGAGATCTGTGATGAGGTGCGAAACCTTGTCCAAGTTAACAGTAGGCCCTTCGGGATGATTCAACTCACCGACTGCTCTCTTCTTGCTAACTTGTTCCGTGACGTATTTGTTTACTGCGTTCTCCATAATGGATCGCGGATAAATACGTCCGTTTCTATTCTTTTGATCTGCTTGTGCGAAGACACCTTCGATGACATAGTTCTTACCACTACCATCTTTCTTTGCTTCTATAATGCACTCAAGACCTGTTTCAGTGAATTCACTAATCAGTTTCATTTAAGTTCCTTTATGACAGTCTTCGCTGTCTTCTCTGCTTCTGACTGCGACTTGAACACGTCAAGTTTATCACCGTCTATATACACACAGAAACCTTTCGGTTCTTTAACGATCTTAACTGGTACCTTATCTATCTTCTTGTTAAAGACAACTTTGGCACCCTCTCTGATCTGTTGAAATGTTTTCATACTAAGTTTCCGTGTTAGATGTATTTATTTATACAAATAAGAACTTTGAGTTAAAACTAATTTAATCTTCGTCTTCATCAGGGATAACTTCCCCTTCTTGATCAAGTATCTCTACCTCATCAGGGTCATCCGTTAGATCATCGTCGATAGACTCGTCTTCGGCACCGTTAAAGATAGTATCAGCAACATTAATCTTCTCTGCTTCTGCGGCATCAGACATTTTATTATTCAGTAAAGAATCGAAGTGTTCCTTTGCTTGATTAAAGTTCTGTGCTTGTATCTGATCGATAAAGTCTGCGATCTCTGCTTGGTTTGTTTCTAAATCAATTTCCATTATTATTCCTCATTACCCATGTCATCGTCTCCACCCTTACTATTCTCTGCTTCGACTTGTTTTGCCATCTCTTCAATGTCTTCATCAGACATCATCATTACATTCTTCATTGCCCATTCACGCGAGAAGTACTCTCCAACGTATTGTGATAACTGATCCATAGTACTTAGTCTTTCTCTAAGTAGTTCAGAATCCTTCAACTCAGTGAAGTGGTTGTCACGGATAAAGTCAATCTGTATATCGTTCTTGAATTGCTCCCAGTCTTCGGGGGTGATGATCTGTTTAAGGATCAACTGCTTCTTCAAGATAGTCGTGAACAGTCCAGAGAACCTACGTCTCAGACGGTCAATAAACTTCTGGAACTTCACTTCATCTCTAGAGATCTCTGTGGATCTACCTAGACTGAACTGTGACTCCTGCTCCAACCTACCAATGGGCACGTTCAATGAACGATACAATCTCTTCTGAAAGTATACAATGTCATCAATCTGTCCAAGGTTCTCGCCACCGGGAAGTGTACTGATCTCAGTACCACGACCACCTTCTCTACGAGGTAACCAGAAGTCTTCGAGCATAGACATATGTTTACGATCATCTTTGAGGTTACCAGTACTCGCATCGTATACTAACTTGTTACGATACCTAGTCTGGATCTCCTTCATGTGTTGCTCTGCTTTGTTAGCAGGAAGGTTACCCACGTCTATATAAAAGATTCTACGTTCGGGCGCACGAGCAAGTCTATAGATTACAAGACTGTCTTCCATCATACGCAGTTGGTTGATAGGTTTGATTGCTTTGTGTAAGAAAGATACGACACGTTTCTTAGTCGGGTCAGTGATACCAGAGGTAACATACGACACGGAGTCTGGTGTTAACTTGACTGCGCTCTGAGTCTGGTTCTTCTCTTGGAAGACATAGAACTCTTCTGTCTTGTCTACAATCTTTGCGCCAGTCTTATCGTCTTTCTTATACTTAACTTCTTTAACTTTGCGAACCTTAACAGCATCAATAGGACGTATCTCTTGGATACCTGCTTTGAGGTTAGATTCGTTAACAACTAAGTGGTGAACCAATCGTCCATCCACATACCAAGACCTGAATATATCATGTCCTAGATCCGAGAAGTTCAACATACCTGTGATATTATCGAACTCTTCAGTAATTAATTTCTTGATCTTATCAGACGTTTCAACACCGTCTAGGTTGATCAGCACCGGTGATTCGTTCTCTGAACCAGAGATACTCTCGTTCACTATGTCTTCGATTGCCGCATCCACTTCGGGATGTTGAGCAACTCCGCGATACTTCATAATGAGTTCTGCGTTATCCTTCGCATTGTCACCATTGATATCAATGTACTGTCCGTAGTGTGAACCAGACGCGGTAACATATCCTGCCCCATCGTCATCCGTCTTCGGAACGATACTGGGAAGTTTATCATTTTCTTTTCCTTGCTCTCTCTTCTTAGTACGAGAAAGTTCGAAACCGAATAGTTTAATAATATTGTTGTTATCGTCTGCCATTTCCTATCCTTTAGATATAGTACGAAGGGGAGAAAGTCCCCCCTCCGCATATATTTAGTCCTGTCGTAACTACGAAGTTACGCCATCTGCTTCCCAGTATTGAACGTTGAACGTTACCTGAAACTCTTCGATAGTATCGACAGTATCATAGTTCAAGTCAATTGCTGAGATGTTGACTGGGAAACAAGAACGGAAGTGATATACTTTCAACTTCTGTCCATCTTTGTCCAGTTGCTCAACAGCAAGGTCAGTTTGGTATTCAGCAGGATCGTTGAAACCAGTGTTTGCGTTGTGTGAATTGATACCATTCATCCATCGTTCCATAGCGTCACGAATTTCGAATCCAGTATCATTTATAATAGTTACAGTCCAATCTTCAAAAGTTCGGTCTCCTGCAATCTTCAACTGTCGCCCACGGAATGGAACAACGATTGGGTTGATTACGGAAGCAGGTAACTGCGCACCTTTTGCCATGAATGATGTTAATTCAGCATCACCGATAGCATAGGCAGGAAAGTTAACTTTACAGTTAAAGAGGTTAGGACGGGCACCACCACCTTTTAGTTTTGACTTGAAGTCATCTACACCTAAAATCGCCATGTCTTATGCTCCTACCGAACCGACAACTTCTTCAAAGTCCACACCTGTTCTAACAGCAACAAAGTTCAATTGAACAAAGTTAATAGAACGTGCAGGTTTGATGAAGATTGACGCTACGAATTGGTTATTGTCCACAACTTCCTGATTGTTGTTTGTTTCATCACAAACTACACGGAAGTCAGTTATACCTCTACGACCTTTAACTCTACGCAAGAAGGGTTCTACAATGTTCACGAACTCTGCACGAGTAAACTCGTCGTTGAATTCAAACATTACAGACTTTGCCGCTTCTCCAATAGACTTCTCAATTGCGATAAACAATCTACGCACGTTGATACGGTCAAAGGCAGAAGGTCTACCCAGAAGAGTCTTATCACCAAACAAGATCAAACCAGTACCGGGAATGTTCGCGATAGGGTTAACACCTGCTTTATACAGTGAGTCACGTTGAGTCTGGTTGGGGTTAGTGAGGATATCAGTGATACCACGATAGTTACCACGCCTTTGACCTGCGGGTGAATACCAAGGATCAGCAATAACATCAGTTGCCGCCATTAGTCCTGCGGTGCTTGACGCGGCAGGGAGGTTGATATATTTGTCATTATACTTATCGAAGACTTTAATAAAGTTGTTGTCTAAGATTAAGTAAGATGACTTCGTTAACGAGTTAGCAAATGTTACAGCGGCAGTTGTTGCTTGTGCATCTGTCTTACCCACGATACCTGTCTTATCGACAGATGTTACTACTACACAGTCTTTTCTTGCTTCTGCGATTGATACTAGATCATTCACAACAGTTGTACCGTCACCGGCAGAACCATGTTGTGGAGCGATCAAGAAGTCAATTTCAGTCTGAAGTTTATCTTCAAACAGATCATAACCAGTCGAGAGATCTCCAGTACCTAATGCGGCACTTTCGTCACCAGAACCAAGGTTGCTAGTACGCACGGCATCAGGAAGATCAGTTGCATTTCCTACCCCATATTCAACAGGAGAAGAAACATCAGTAGAGGATCCCCAAGTAGCACCAACGTTACTGTAAGCAGAACCAAATGCTGAGTCATCACCGAAGTAACCATTCCAGATATATTGAGATTGTCCATTCAATACGTCAGAGATATAGTTAGGTGAGTTGTCTGAAGTTACAGCACCTTTAGCAACAGAGAGGTATTCAAACGTCTCTAGTACAGATCCGGGAGTTCCAGAGATAGCACCAGTACGGTCAATTACAGCAACGTGGACTTCATCGTTAGTACCGCCATTAGCAAGAGCATAAGCACTTGTTCCCGGTTTCCCATCAAATTGTCCTGCGTATGCCCAACCATTGACGTGACCAAGCGATGCATCGCTTTGCTTATTGAAGTGATCAAAAGCAGAATCAGCAGGACAGAAAGATACTGTCAATGCATTACCTAAAGCACCGGGATATTTTGCAACCCAAGTACCAGTAGAGATCTTTGATCCACCTTCACCAACAGCAGACGATACAGTGTTCGTCCAATGAGAAAGGTTGTTCACAGTAGCAGAGTCAGAGGTCAATGGTACTAATGCATTGTGTGCGTTAGATCCACCGTTGTTCTCTCGAACGACTTGTAGTGTTTGTGAGTATTTAAGAAAGTACGCGGCAGAGTGAAAATCTACCGAGTTCGCGTCGTCAGGTGCCGCAAAAGTACTAACTAATCCTGTTTCATCAGCAATTAGTGTTCTTTGGTGTACGGGGCCCCAACGGAAGTTTCCTACGAATCCACCACCAGAAGAACCAACTGCCGGCACAATTGCCGTCTTGTCGATTTCACTGATATTGATTGCAGGAGATGATGGTTTAACAGCCATAACATTTTCCTTTAGTTTCGTTAACGAATAATACGGTTATCATAATACGTTTATGTTCAATAGTTTTATTTATAAGAATAGTTATTTACAGAATAAGGCACCGTTATCTCTTCAATTCCTTCATCCACTCCTCATGTTTGTTCTTCTCTTCTTCCCACCATCCCTCATCAAAGTCGTGTTTATACATCCTCAGTCGAGCATCGGTCTTCTTAGCAATTACGAATGCTTGCTCTAGTAGTTGTATTACTTCTGCTTGAACATCTTTTTCTACCAGAGTCTCTGGTTTAGATAAGATCTTGTGGTATATCAATCTGTGTATATCGCAGATAGTATAGGTTCCTCTGCTACGATCACTCACACCATGACTATGTTTCTTGGCATACTCCTCTAGTTTATCTTCTGTCCAAAGATCGGGGTTGTCCTGTGCCAAGTACTTGGGGTCTATCTTATCTTTGGGTATTAATAGATCGTCACTCATATTCCCTCCGGATACATTTGTTTGATGGTTGGTATAATGTTTCGCTTCCTACCTGCGCAGAAGTGCATGATAGAAGCATTAGGTAGTGAGTCTTCGGGTTGGTTACAGAACTTCTTGTCGTGCCTGTCATGTTCTCGAAACTTCAGTTTAGAAAGGTCATCTCCTTCGCATCGCATACAGATCTCTTCGACTGTCTTGCCGTCAAGTATACCTGATCTATGTAGGAGGTAGTGTAGGATGATCTCATCTCCGGGATGTTTATCCTTTAGTGATAATACAAACAAGTTATGATCCCAATGTTTTCTTAACTCTACTCTCTGGTTCCGATTCAACTTGATCCAGTTACCAAAGAATATGTGTGCCCCTTCTTTGTATAAAGCAGGTGCGGCATTGTATGTTCTACTGCGGTGTGGTTCTCCTGTCACGGCATTGAGCGCATTATGTCCACCCATTGCCCTGTCGTGTAGTACACCAATCTCTGGTCTGTCCCAGAAACTTTCATGTTCGGGTGTGGCGATAGTGTCCATGTCAATCATACACACTTGATCGTACTTGTCATACTTCTCTTGAAGCATACAAAGTTTCTGTGGTGTGAATCCCAACTCCTCTCCCATAGGAAAGTCAAGGACTAGTTCATACTCTGCGCCTGTGGCATGGGCATACTTGCGCATCGTCTTCTCTGCTTGGTTTGCCCACTCAGGCATTGTCCCTGCGAAGTGTTGTAGTATTATGTTCAAAGAATTCCTGCCATGTGCATACTATAGTAGTTCTCTATCTTCTCTCGCTTTGGCCCTTCGGGTTTGATCTTGGTACGGACGTGAATCATCCCTGCTTGGTGGTTAGGTAGATAACTATCTTGTTGCCACATAGGATCAGCATCTTTCCATTCACACTTGCTTCTATAGAACAACTCTGATATAATACCCTCATCCTCATACTTGTAAGGTTGATTGTATCTATCCATCCACTCATCATTGTCTGGGATTGCAGACCGAAGTTTCTGTCTCTGTTCGCGAGTCAGTTTATAGAATGCTCCACCCCAGTAACCAGTGTTCTCATCAATGCGACCTTCTAATACAAGTTTGTTCTTCAGATTCTTCTGTATTATACCTGCCGCGAACCCTACTCCCTCTGCCTTAAAGACATTGAGTCTGAGGTTCTTTGTAACAAACATATCAATGTCCAACATCAATACGTCATCGTATTCGTCCCACTTCTCATCTAGGATATGTACTTTCTGACAGGGGGGTGTGAGGTGTTCTCTAAAGACCTGACCTTCCACGAACTGATATTCGACACCTATGCGTTCAGCATATGCGGAGATGTTCTCTACGGAGAGTTTATCTAGTGGTCTTAGTTTACCTGTGAAGTGTTGTAGTATAATGTTTCTCATAATAATAACTCTCGTGTATCTTGCCAAGTACTAACCGAAAATACTTGGTTGGGGTTTAACTTACTGGAGATAGGATAATCATTCCCTTCTGGATCTGTACGATCTCCGTAAAACTTTATCTGTTCGGTAGTAGCAAACTCTCTTAGGATCTGTTCCTTATTGTATCCTTTAGGGAATATATCAATACCAGTCTCTCCACCTACATCTACTTGTAATGTCGGAAACTTCTCATTCAGTTCTTTGGCAATCTTGGCGCGTTCTTTAGTTTGGCAGTCATACTCATAGTAATGTGTCCGTTCGGTCTGGGTCGCATTACGACCAACAACACTAAAATTACACATACCTGTTCTGTCTTCGAGGTGTATTCCTGTGCGTACTGGGTATGCGCTCATCTCTAGTTTTGTTAACAAGAATGATCTAACTTCTTCGGGTAGTTGCCAGACGCTAGAAAGTATTCTATTATCTTTCATCCAAACGTCATTGCCGCTACAGTTGAACACTTTAATACAAGCATTATAAACGGCACTGCCTACTTGCTCTAGTGTCTTCGCTCTATCACTTCCTGTAACTAAGAACACTCTGTGAGTATTTGCGAATGCGATGAACTCTTCTTCGAAGCAAGGATCCATAGTTCCTCTGCTTGGAGTGAGTGTTCCGTCTACATCAAATATGTAATCATGTATCATAATATTCCTTGACATAATGTAATTCTTCTGCTATAATAAGACAATCGTCTGACACCGGATAATATATTAATATTACCAATCACGATCACCTGTAGTATCGCCTATATCGTGCCATCCACCTTGCCAATTATTATCTGTCTCTTCTATATAGGAAGATCCGTCATCGATGAATCCGAAGGGTACCACGTCATCACTGATCGCTTGTGTTCTTTCCTCGAACATCATTTGTTTAAGGTTGATGTCTGTCATATCTGCGAAGAACTGCGTAGACACAAAGTATCCAAACATTACTAGGTTCATCATCAAGTCATCATGGTTGTTATCAGATGCTTCGTATGACTGACCCTTACCTACAAAGGTAGAGATCTCTAGTATGGTGTTCTCATCATAGACTCGCAGTTTCTGCTCTTCGATGATATCCTTGATAGCAGAACAACCCAGTCTCTTAACCTTGCGGTTCATCTCAATGCCTAGTGCGTTTGCCTTAGTTGCGCTAGATACATGGAGGTTCTCATACTCTAGTTCGTAGTATAATCCATTACAGACCACACCACCTTGATCATTTGCCTCAACTACTACCCATGCCTCATTGTAGAGATTCGCATACTTATATATAATATTAGGAAAGAGCAATGGAGAGATACTATTGTTTCTATAGACCGCAACTTGTTTGAACGGTCTTTCGGAAATATCTATGACGTTGAACGTCGAATAATCCTGCCCTCTTCCCTTACTCACATCTACCGTCATAATATATTCATGTTCGGGTTGTGGTTCGCTATAGATTAAACAGTCACCCGATTCTAAAACAAGATGGGGTGCCTGACCGCGTAAACCCATCAGTGTCTCTGCATTGATCAGGGTATCTCCAGTACCAAAGAAAGTATTACCAAATTCTTGATCGAACTGCAATGAAGATGTGTTAGCAATAGTTTGCTTCTTCCATGCATCGTCACGTCCGGGAACATCCCACCAGTCCACACGGAATGGTTTGTATTCATTGACACCCTGTACGGCACCTGTCCAGATCTTCTCGAACTGATTACCCACGCCATTAGCAGTAGAGGTAATGATTACCTTTGTATCAACACCCGAAGAGACAACAGGATACGTTGAAGTATAGAACTCAGCAGCCTTTTCAACAAAAGCAAACTCATCAAGAAAGAGTAGATTAACAGACATACCACGAATAGAAGAACCAGAAGTAGCCGCGGCAATAATTCTAGAGTTATTACTAAATTCGATTGATCCTTTGTTGAGTGCTTTGCATCCCGGTTGAAGGAAGAACGGAAGGTTCTCCAACATGAGCGTAACTCGCGCAAGCATCTCTCGTGCAGTGGCACCTTTGTTTGCGAGGATTGCGATTGTTTTCTCTGGGTGGAAGAGTGAGTACCATAGTAGATAACCCACACTACTAATAGACTTACCAGACTGCCGACAAGCAAGGACAATAGAGAACCTATTCTCGTCAAAGTGCTTGAACATATCTTCTTGATATGGGTATAGATCGAAATGCACCAGACCGCGATCAAGATGTATCACCTTCACATAGGTCTTGCAAAAGTATACAGGGTCGTTCATGCATTTTTGATATTCTCTTAACTTATGTTTGTCCCACTGTTCTTCGACCCCATCTCTCTTTACTTGAGGGTTGCCAAGATATGAGTCTTTAGTCTGTATCGTCATGGGGGATCACATTCTTTTCATTCTGTAGAAAACGTTGAAGTTCAGTAGTTGATCCAAGGAATACGTTATTGTTGGTTGTTCCTCCTTGCGGAAGAGCAGGTAGGTCTGCCTTGTTGATCTCTTTGTGCTTCTTATTGAGATCCATCAACTTGTCGTTGACATCAGATATATTCTTAATCATACCAGACAGAACCTCAAAGGCACGAGGATGTTCACTCTCACGAGCGACCTCGATCATCAACTCCAAAGACTCACGTCCCTTTTCTATAAGGTCGTAGTAAGTATCTCTGCTCTGATCATAATCTTGTTGGATCTTCTCTTCTTCGGTCATACTAATATATTCACCAATGTACCTTTTCTAGAGTGCCTGTACCCATACTTGTATTTTATGTAACGAGCATAGTTTTTAACTAGCACTGTCAAGGTATGTTAAGTTAAACCCATAGTCACTATCAACAGATATCCCATTAGGTGTGGGTGTAGTCCGTAGGCGTGTAAGGAAGACATCACTGTCTGCTCCTATATTATATAGGTTATTGTTAACTTCACGAATAATGCTCTTATTGGTCTGTGGCCCCATGAAGGATATCTTCATACCAAACGCAAGTGTGTAGATGATTGTTCTACGGTCACCTACCGATCCTTCGAAGTCATCCGAGAAAGATACTGACTGTAACGTTACAGGGATATCTTCTTTGATCTCTGGGTAGTCGGCAGAGAATGGTTTAACCGTCACTGTGTACTGTGGGTTAAAGTAAGGTAAGATCTGCTCAACCATTTGCAATGCATCATCCTGACTCTTAGCATAGATGTTGACATCGAATGTCATATCATATGGTACGGAGGTAAAGAACTGAGCGCGTTGCGTAGTACTACCTGCTACTGCGGTAGAGAAATTATTAGTCTTAGGTAATTGTCTTTGGGCATCATATGACATAGAGGTAATCTCAAATGACATACGAGGTAACTTCATTGCGACCCTACGTTCTGACTCTTCGCCAGATCTCATCTCTTCGAGTCTTTGTATGAAAGATCTCTTGGGTGCATATGACAGAGGACACTTAACTTGGGAGATAACTTCTCCGTCTTTATTTGTTCTCAAAACATATATGTTATTGAACAAAGAACCGAATACCGATACGGCAGTCCTGACTCGTTTGTGATAGAAGTGTGTTCCAAACATTATTCCATGTCTCCGAATGGGTTACCTTCAGAGAAGTCTAAGAAGTCTGATTCAAAGTCATCAAAGAAATTATTCTGTGTAGTTCCACCTAATGTAGGAGAAACGTTGATTTCCATCAGTTCAGATACCAAAGTGGGTGCGTATGCCGCACTCGCACCAATCACCTGTTGGGTCTTCGAGAAGGTGTGTAATTTGCCGTCTGTCGCACCAACGTGTGCAAGGTATAGGGTATTATCACTATCTGACCAAGCAACAACTTCTCCCTTGATCGTATAAGAACTATTAGTCTGAGTTACTATTTCACCACGTTTGTATTGTCCACCAGTGTATGGAGGAGCAATAGTTACGGCAGGGGCAACATCATAATATAAACCTTGCTCGATCTGTAGTATAGAATTGACCGTACCAGACGAATCTAAAACAGAGGATCCAGTAGCACCGACAGGATCAAAGTTATTTAGGTATGCGGTTGCACTATCAGATGTCCATGCGGCAGTCTGAGTTGCCAGATTAGTAGTACCTGCGGAGTCATATCGTGTTGCAATGATCTGTGCCTTGGTACCAACTCTTACTCGATACTCATCAACGAAACCTTGTAGTGCGTTCCAATCAACACCATCGACTGTTCTTGCGGCATCGGCACCTACCGAGAATCCATTAGCAGATACCCAATCCCAAGTAACACCTGCGATATTGGCATCATACTTCTTAACAAAGTCAAAGTAGATTACTAGGTTGTTTGTGCCAGATGCTCCAATAAGAATATGGTGCCACGTTCCTGCTTCAAACAAGATATCATTATTGGTGAGTGTATCAATACCACCACCGTTATTATTACCACGAGAGTATACTAACTGTCCTGTGTTACCAACACCCCAGAAGTATGTCTTGTCATCTTGACCACTACCACCAGTCTCAAAGAAGATTGCTTGGGTACCTGAAGCAGGTAATGTATTTATATACACCCATGCTTCGACACTACCATTGACGTGGGTCTGTGTGTATGATGCTTCAACACCACGACCTTTGGTTACGTCCAAAGAACCTGTACCAAACTTCTTGTTGTTTCCCGGTGGAGATGCTATTGTAACAGTGGGAGCAGTGTTATAACCAATACCACGATTTTCCAGAGTTAATCCATATACTCTACCGTTATCATCTATTAATGATGAGGCAGTGGCATTAGCATTCACAGCACTTGCCATATTCAGTTTGTACTGATAGGCACCTTCTAGTTCAATGTCATCGATCTCATCGATACCAACATCAAAGTCTTCGTCATTGTATTCGAACAACTCACATTGTAGTCGGAAGGTAGGTAACTGGTTCAATTGATAGAACGGAGTTTCTGTCTCGACCTTAAAGATCTCGAACATAGACTTAGAGAATGGAATGTATATTACATCACCCTCTCTAGGACGGAAGTTATATGAATCTAGTTTGTCACCGATCAGAGACTTCCAACGTCTACGAGCAGTAACGAAGGTTGCTTGGTCACGAAGTTCAACACCGAACTTAGAGAAGAGATCTCCCTCACCCCCAAACCCATCAACGTTCTCAACATACATCTCTATCTTATACGCATCACTAAAGTGTGACGGCACATCGTCCATGAAGACTTTATCTACATTGACTAGTTCACGAGGTAAATAATAGACATCCTGACCATAGAACTTTAAAGACTCAATTACGAGATCTTCATACAAGTTCTGTTCAGGACGGAATCCACCAGATGATACCCAAGGGTTAGTTGCCATTAATTTATCCTATGAAGAACATTGGGCCAACGTCTTCTTCTTCTCTAAACTTGACCATTAATTGTTCGATCTCTGCCGAGGCATCATCGTATATCTGTCTGCCGTTGATAACAACACCACCGGGAAGTTGCATACCTTCGAACTTAGACATATTCTGTCCCCACTGTCTCTTGATCAATGCAATAGTGTATGCTTTGAGAAACTTATGATTCCATAAAGAATTCAAGGGAGAGTTCGCGGCAACTCCGGGATCTCGATCACCATAGACTTCTAGTATCACATAGTTACCAAGAAGGAACTCTGACATATCGTGATGAATATGTACACGGTCTGCTTGTCTATCAAAGGTGATCTGTGGTTCCCCACTTAGTTTCATATCAAGTAATGATAGATGTTGTTCCATTTGTTCGTAGTAACCAAGGTCTGCGGTAGCAGATCCTAACATATGTATATCATTCACTCGCATTTGATATTTGATGTCAAAGAAGTTAGTAGACGCGTGGGCACTGTTAACACGGAACATACGGATAACAGATATCACATCTTCGGTTAGGTCAATGTATTTATTGTCAAGGTTTGCCTGTGTGATCTGGTGCTTAATGTAGAATCGTCTCTTTCCATCAGGATGCATTTCACGGAACCACTGTAATGCTTCGTCTACGCGATCTTCGACTTGTTCGTCTGCCACGTTGATTTCGAGTACGGGCGCACCCAATGATCGAAAGCAGTAGTCGATTAGTTCGTCTCTAGTGTCTGGTGATGCCATGTTCTTTACCTTAGTTTAATAATGATCCACTGGAATTGTAGACATTAATTCTGTAATGTGATCCCTGTTCTCCATCAAGTTTATCTGCGTTCAGTCCACTTGAGTTTGTATCAACTGTCTTTAGTGCGCTCAGTAGTTCTGCGGCACTTGAGTATGTCTCACTGAATGACAACTGACCAGACCCACTATCATATGCGAGGTCACCTGCCACATTAATCTGATTTCGTATATTGGCAGTTGTGACCTTTGCAAAGGTCATTGCACCACTAGTACTATTATACGATAGTCCACCAAACCCAGTGCCAGAAGTTGTGCCGCTTATGGCACCTCTTGCTCTTGCAGTAGTGTGGTAGAGGTTAGTGTTCTCAGTTAGGTCGGCAGTAGTGTGGTTAGATATATCTGATACTGTACCAGTTACGTTACCTGTAATATTACCTGCAAAACTAGATGCCGCTAATGGTTTGTTAAAATCAAAACGAGTATTACCGTGATCCCACTTGAGTAGAGGTTTAGTACCCGAACTCCAAGCACCGAATGTTATACCTGCTCCGTCTGTCAATGCACTAGTAGTAGCACTGTCTGCAATGACAATGTTCTTATCGGTTACTGTCAGATTAGTAGTTGCAATGTCTGTCAGTGAACCAGTGATTGTTAAGTTACCAGATACAACCAAGTCATTGAATACTACGTCATCTGTAGTTGCGACTGCCTGACCAATACTGATTGCACCGTTACTGTATGTAACACCAGTACCACCAGAGAACATTCCCTTAATGTTACCAGAGTCAACTTGGATATCGTCTGCGTTTGCAATGATACCCTTGCCACCGATTACATTCAGAGTTCGAGTCGTGGCAATATTACCACCACCTGTCAAACCTGTACCTGTGGCCAGATATACATTAGTGTGGTCAATGTGTTCGTTTGCTACGAATCCACTTAGGTTATCGTGAACGATATCCCCATCAGTCGTAGTTATAGCACCTGTACCACTATTATATGTGATACCAGTTCCACCAGATAACTTACCACGAACCTGTGCGTCTGTAATACCGTTGTATGTAATTACACCAGTACTTGCGTTATATGCAAGAGTACCATCCCCTGCGGCATCAGTGACGCTAATTGCCGCCCTTGCTCTTGCAGTGGTATGGTAAAGGTTGGTTCCTTCGGATAGATCTGAGGTTGACTTCTCTGTGAAGTCTGAGTCGAAACCACCATAGGTAGTCTCAGCAATTGTTATCGTGCCATTAGATGCATTGTATGAAAGTCCTGCACCAGAGACACCAATCGCATTCTTTGCATCTGAGTCTGCACGAGCAGTAGTATAGTATAGATTAGTACCTTCGGATAGATCTGAGGTAGAGAATGACGTTAGTCCAATACGAGCATTGAAAGATCCACCGTCTGCGGTAGATACATTTATTGTTGCTTCGGACGAATCAAAGGTGACACCACTCACACCTGCAACTGTACGATAAGTAGCAGAGTCGATCTGACCCTGTGCATTAACGGAGAATACAGGAACTTGTGTGGAAGATCCATAGGTTGCGGCAGTCACACCAGAGTTAGTTATTGATAGAGTACCTGCGGTATTAGTAATACCAGTACCACCAACAATCTCTGTGAGTGTCTTAATCGAGTTGTTTCCTGCGGAGTCAGTTCTCTTAAAGAACAGTCTTCCATCATTGGTGTTGATTGCGATCTCGCCAAGTTCAACATTACCAACGGCAGGAGTCTTGCCCTTTACCGCACTTCTTTTGACTTTAAGTAAAGTCGTAGACATATGTCACCTTTATATTAACCCCCTTATATAAGGGGGATTATTGTTTCTTAGTATGTACCGCCATCAAGTGAGGTTACAGTCACCGCACCAGATGTTACAGTAAATACGTCACTATCATATGACGCAACACCTTTGTTTGTAATTGTTGCTATCTCCGCAGTGAATGTATGTGTACCTGCGGTATCATTGTAAGCAAAGTCAAGACCTTCACCGACTGCAATAGATGCACCCATGATGTCTTCAATATACTCGTCTAGTGCAACACCACCGCGCATGATCTCAGGTGCATCAAACGTTTTGTTGGCAGTCCACTTATCACCAGATGCGGCATATACTAGGTTAGCACTTGCCCCTGCGATTACGATACCTGCACCGTTTGCCGCGGCTGCGTCTGCGGCACTGTCTGCCAAAGTCAATGTCTTATCGTTAACCGACATATTGACTGAGTTAATTATAGTTTGTGTACCGTTGACTTGGAGGTCACCAAGAATGACAACCTTACCAGTAACACTGTCACCACCTAATGGATCTAAGATCAACTCATTAGTAGAACCGTTTGTGCTAATGGTGTTTCCGTTAATACGGATAGTGTCAATAGTTGCGCCAGTCAGACCAGTAAGATCTGTAACTGTTCCACCCAGAGAAGTATCAGTATCACCAATAGTAATACCGTCATTCGCGAGGTCACCGTTAGCAACCGAACCTGCTTTAAGACTAACTGCACCAGAGGATACATCAAAGTCTGCCGAAGCAAAAGATGCAATACCTTTGTTGGTTGTAGTAGCGTCTTCACCAGTGATCGCAATACTTTGATCTGCGTGAGTGACATTCATGCCCTCACCACCAAGTATAGAGATACTGTGTTTAGGTAGAGTCATGGCACCAGTATCAGTGGTTACATGAGATAGTACGTTACCCTTGAGACTAACAATACCAGATGCGACTGCAAAGTCAGAATCTAGGAACTGTGCAACACCCTTGCCAGATGTAGTAGCATCGGAGGTTGTGTATGTTACTGTGTTAGTAGCATGGTTGAAACCCATCGCAATACCATTACCAGATGCGGCAAAGGATAATGCGGAGTCTGCTAATGAGATTGGGGCACCGTTAACAGTCAACTCAGTAGAGATACTTGCGGTACCTGCGGCAGTCAATCGACCTTGTGCGTCTACTGTGAAGGTAGGAATAGCACTTGCTGATCCATATGACCCTGCGGTTACGGCAGTATCGTCTAACTTATAAGATACTTGATCGTCTGTGACGGCACTAGTAAGACCAGTTCCACCATCGAACGTTAATGTTCCTGTACCTGCGTTGAATGTGTCTGTACCACCATCACCTGCTAGAGAGAATACGACATCAACTCCGGCAAACATACCATCAACATATGCTTTGGTTGTTGCATCGGAATCTGCGGTTGGAGTAAGTAGGTGGGAAATTCTGCTCCCTGCTACAGATACAACACCTGACCCATGAGGAGATACTATTAGGTTACCGTTTGTATCGGTAGTACTAATCGTGTTGCCGTTGAGAGTTAGGTTATCAACGTTAAGTATATCAATCTTACTGTTTGCGTCTACTAGGATAGCACTGTTCGGGGTCAGTGTACCTAATGCATGATCCAGTTTCGCTGTGAAATACTTACCACCAATGACTTCGTGATTGACCGCATTACCTGCGATTTCACTGCCAGTACCAATGTATAGTCTATCACCACCATTGCTTCCGTTGTCAGACAAGTATGAATATGCTAATTCACCTTGACCAAGTGCAGACGGATTTCCCGAAGTCGCACTTCTTTTAATTCTTAGTAATGATGCCATTAGTATTGGCCTCCGTTAAGTTCTTGTTGATCTAAAGTTGTCGTTGCTTCCCATTCTGTAGTTGATGCATTATAAACTAATACTGATCCTTCAACTGCACCATCTGTGTTAATACCAGTTATCGCGTTGATGCTGTTACCTGCTTCAATAACACGTCTAACAGGTTTCCCTACTACGACTCTCTTTACTTTAGTCTTGCCCCGAAGGGATACAGTAGTTGCCATAGTAGTTACCTTGTTACCGAAGGATTGACTTTAATCTTTCCTTCCAGTATTCGTTCGATGATTGTGTTCGATCCGCTGTCTGTAAAGGACAGTTCTACGTCATAGACATATCTGAGTCTTGCGTTCAGTAATCCAGATTGGGTATTTGTGAGTGCCAAGATGCCTATCCCATCAGAAGGGGGATCTGCGATAGTTGCTGTAAAGGATACTATTTCATCAGAGTCCACAGAGTTATAACTCCGCTTCATCTTTGCCGCAAGTGTGTGACCAGTGAGGTTCTTAACAGAACCATCCTGTTCTTGTAGGTGTAGTTCAATTGCTACATCCGCACCTTGGTCGATAGTAAAATCTTCGTAATCTGCCATTCCAGTCTCTCAAACCTTATTATATGTTATGGTTTTATTTATATGTTTTCGAAACTGGAGTTCGAACAAACTTAGATTTCTGAGGTGATTTCTTCTATTAAATCGTCTCTGTAGTCTAGAGATGCTTGTGAGATATCAAATGTGAATGATACCGTACATCTCCAACAGTCGGTCTTTGCCGCATGATAGAATAGGTTCTCTGGTTCACCATAGTGACCAAAGTATGCCGCCTTACATTGCCAACCCTTCTTGTCCTTCATAACGACAACTTCTTTCGATACAGGATCTACATACTCAAATTGTCCGTCTCCAGTTTCAGACCATGAGAATATTAGATTGTATGCGGCCGCGTTAGCATTGTTATGCCAAGAGATGAAACCACCGGGAGGATACCACGCAGTAAGAGCATTACAACGAGTGCCCAACCATTGCATAATATCTTTGTTCATAAAGGCAATGTCTGCCGTTCGTTTAGTTCGTATAGATGGATGGGTGTCTCCCTCAAAGAACTCATGTCCTTTGCGACCAATACTCATCTCATATCCATACATCTTATCGGGGAAACCTTCGTGTCTGCTTCCCTGTGCTTGGATCTCTTCTAGATGATCTTTACCTGCCCAGAAGTGACGTTGACTTGCCTCTTGTGAACACGCAAGATGGAAGTCCTTCTGGAACTGTTCTTTATCATCCAAGAGAAAGTCTCTGTATGCGTCTAATCTCTGCAACAGTTCTCTGTTTTTAATTGGTATGTCTTGCATATAACTCATAATATGTGTCCGTCCTTATCTAATCCGCACGAGTAGTGCCGTACAATAACTGGCCCTGACTCTGGTTTGGTCTTATGCCAATTAAAAGCGTTGTAATAGTTCCATCGCAGATCATCATAGATGATGCCATAGTTTAAATCTTTGTACTTATCTTCCTTCTCTGTCAACCACCATAGAGAGAACTGATCCCAAGACTTCAGGGAATCGATGTAACCTTCTGGCCACCATTCCTTATCCATTTGTCTCTTGGTCAAGTCTTCCCATTCTGCAACAAACTCTTTGATGATGGGTACTGTCATATCATACAAACATATACCACCACATAGAGTAAACTTTGCCTTACCTTCGGGGGTGTCAAAGTCTCGTTCAGCATAGACATATGATCTATCATCGGTCAATGCAGAGAACAACATATCGTGTTCGCTATCTCTCAAGATTTGGAAACAAGTACTAATGTCTTCGTGTTCTACTTCCATATCAACATCAAGGTACATGGTTAGGTCATAAGGAGATCTTGCCATACCTTCTAACTTGGCACGGTAGTGTCCAGTACACCATTCAACATTATCAAAGAGATCACGATGAAGTTCTTCGAACATCCACTCTTCGCAGAACAAAGTAATCTTGGCATCAGGATAGAAGTCTAAGATGGACTCTGCTAGATTGATTGCATACCTATAGAAGTTAATCTTATTGGATGC